CACGACGCTTGATATCCTCCATATCCTGCTGCTCCTTCTCTCGTACATTCTTAGAGTGTGCTCGCTCAATGTCATCCGTCTTCTTCTTCATGTCTACCTCGTGAGTCTCATTAAAGTAGGTCGGCTCAAGGGTGAGCGGGAACTCGCGACCCACGTAAGAGATGTGGATCTCGTGCAATGAGTCTACGTTACGGATCAGATGCTCTGCCCACGCATCCGCCTCCTCTACCGTACCAAAGGCACCGCGAAACTTGAGCACACCAAAGCAACCATCCTTGTCAGGAGAGGCACCAGGAGCGGGAGTAAACGAGTGTAGGCAGTAGTGGTTTTGCTGGTTCACAGGTGGGTCTACACGGAAGCGTTGCACACGGGGGTACTTCAGCTGTAGAAAGCTTCGGTTGAGCTGTGCAGAGACAGCTTCCTTAGCCTCCTCGCCGGAGAGAGAGGGTTGGTCAGCAGAGAGAGCAGGGCGGGTGAGCATGCACTCGGGTGCGTTGCGAGTAGCAGTAGCGCGATATTCCTCCTTGAACGAAGCTGAGCTCATCTTTGTTTGATAGATACTTCTTTAAGTATCTATACCTTAGCCTTACACGGTGGCTGTAAAATACCAGCCTAGGTGTTGACAGCATTCGTTGTAGATATCGTCGTACTCAATGCGTCTCTCTATGGTTTTGATAAGGGGGAAGTCGGATTCTCGGCAGTGGTAGCCGTGGCGCCGTAAGAGTTGATAGAGGATGTAGTAGCTGCCGAGAAAGTTGGAGCGGTTGTACTTTTCATTATTCTTAATTACAATGTCATAGGCTAGTACTAGTTTACGAAAGTCTTCAATGAGTATCTTTTCGTATTCAGAGATATTCGGGCAAGGTGTATCGGTAAGTTTCCAGTGGATGAGGTTAATGTCTTCATAGTACTTGTACAGACCATTCTCCTGTAGAAACATCTTGATATGGTCTTTGGTGACACGAGTGTATTTGCCCTGTGTATTCTTGTCTCCCAGATTGACGTTCTCAAAGGACTTGCATAGAACTTCATAGACCTGAGGATCAATGTACTTGTTTTGCTTGCCTTGGAACTGCTTGATCGTGTCTTTAAAGTGGATCTCTCGGATGTAGCTATACTTGATGTTGGTATTGATACGAGACAAATCCTTAAAGCAGACCTCTCCCCCACTGACTGAAAAGTCCTTGTAAAAGTAGGGATACTCTCTGCCACACTTTTCACAGACGAGGTTGGTAGCGTCTACTTCTACCAGGGGTGCTTTACAGTCTTCACAGCTATCGTTTTCCGCCTCAGAGGTAAAGGCGGGTAGGTAGTGGCTGAGCTCGTTGTAGCGCTCGAGTTCCTGTATGTAGCGCTCTACGAGTACGAGCTTCTGTTCGAGACAGGAGGAGCGGGAGGCCTTCTGTTTGCGAACAAAGCTGTCTTTCACCGTCTGATTGAGTAGCTGTCGAAACTCCTCTACGATGCTAGACACAGAGTTAAAAAAGAATTGGGAGGACTGATAGAGCGAGAGTTTACTGTTGATCTGTAAAAGCATGTACTTGTAGTCTTTGTGTTCTCTATAGGAAAGGTCTTCTGACAGTTGCTCTTCCAGCTCTTGTTTCTTATCAAGGAGTTCGTCTTCGGAAGAGAGGAGAGAGGAAAGGGATTCTTTTAGTTTCTGATGAAATTCACAGATATTGAAATCCTCCTTTTTCATCGTTAAATGGAACTACCCTTCTTTAAATCTTTTGTATGTCGTAGGTCTTGATCTCGTTTATGTTTTGCTCTTGTGTGACAGCGAGACCCAGCGTTAGCAGCTTTTTAGCGATGACTTCTTTTAAGTTGTTTATCTTGTACTTGTTAATTTGGGCATCTGTCTCCTGTGTAGAAAAGCCTTCTCCCCTATACACGGTGAGAATCTTTTTATACAGTTCTTTACACTTTTCCGCCGTCATCTCCTTACCCGTTCCGATAACAATTCCCTTCGAGCTCTTAAAGGGTATGTCTTCCAGAGTCGACAGCTTTGGAGAATCTCCTGTGATGAGGTAGTAACTAAAACCATTGTACTTGTCCCTATACCCTTCCAGCTTTCTGATAAAGGCAGGAACCCAGTTCTTATCCTCTACAACAACCTTCTTCCATACGCCATCTTCTCGGGAGAGAATTTCGTCTGTTAACCCGTTTCGTATATTTCCATCCTCATCCTCTTCCACCACAGGGGAGAGATGAGCGAGAATAAACTGGTTTAGTTTCGTTCTCTTCTTCTCTATATACTCCTCATAGATGGCGCTCTTCAAGAGCTCTGCCTTCATCTTATCCTGTAGAGAGTCGAAAATGATACTCGCCTCTGTTTCTTCCGAGTTCTGTATGCGCTTGAGAATATCCGCCAGATACAGGGTCTCGTACTGCTCTTTCAAGTAGTTACCAAAGGTTTCTTTCGGATAGAACTGGCCTAGTTTGGTGTCATAGAGGTAGGACATATCCTCTAGTGTAAAGTCGTGAACAAGAAAGAGAACGCCTTCCTGATACTTGATATAGTTGGTAAAGCCTAGAGGATTGACAAAGGGTTCATTCCGATAGATGATACTCGTGATGCTACGAAAGATGACAATGTCGCTGTACTTTCTGATCTCTGGTTCGTCTAGGATCTCTTCTATTCTATATTGAAAGCGTTGGCAAAACTTTTTCTGTAGTTTCTGTTTGATATCGATGTACTCTTTCTCTGTGTAGAAGAGGTTATACGTGTCGACTAGCTCTTGCGGTTTTGTTGGCACAGCACACTTATAGTCACAGTCGTCATACAGGCATCTACGGCTAAACTCCTCGGCAGCTTGCTGATTTCTGGCCTGATTAAAGTTACAGTCAATGGCTGCCGTACGAGCAACCGCCTCGATCTGCTTTGATAACAGATCCTTGGCATAGGCCTTTTCTGTCATGATCTCGTCGATACTCTTTACCTCGGGGTCGGGTATGGTGACAGATAATCTGTGGATGGTTACATTTTTCTCTTGTGAAAGGAGAAAGCGGTGTGACCCATACCGAATTCCTCTGCCAATGGCCTGATCCATGTCCGTAAAGTTCCAGAAAGGAGAGATGATAAAAATGTCACGTACTGACATCAAGCTTCTACCCTCACCAAACGCCGAGCTTCCAATCAGTACGCGTATGTAGTCTCCCTGTGTGTTATCCGATCGGTTAAAGGTCTTGATCACGCGCTCTGTATACCCCTCCTGTGTATCGCCTGTGATTACAGCAAAGCGATCGGTTCCCTTACTGTCGAACGGATCTACTGCTTCCTGTAGTCCAAACGCTTTCAGAATCTTGGTAAGAGCTTCGATACCGCTTCCTGACACTTCTCTGCAATAGATAAACGCTAGGCGTTTGGGGTGTTGTATCAGGTGATTGATGACATAGTGATACTTGGTAGAGATATTTCGTAAACGCTCTAGTTTCTGTTCAGGAGTTGGTTTCTCTCTGTTGATATAGCTAATTACTTCATTGATGTCAAACTCTTCTTTCACGGGAGAGACACAGAGTGCGGCAGAGATGGACTTTTTATAGAGACTTGATTTGTCCGATCCGATATCTGCCTGATAGGCCTTTCGGTAGAGCTCTGCCTGGCGGTTGACCATCTCACAGCGAACCTGTGGAAAGGGGGAAAAACGGCTTGTTCGACCTGCTTCAATGACCCTTACGTCAGACTGTATGGGTTGGAGATAGGAGATTCTTCCCTTGATGCTTTCCATCAGATCGGTTTGTTCCTTGATCTGTTTCTCTTTCAAGAGATCTTTTAGCTCTCTGTCCCAGTTGTTAAAGTAAGTGTTCATAAAGTCTCTTCCTGTGGGGAGTTGTTTGTTATAGGGTAGGATGAGGTTCATGATATCAGCAAACTCTGCTGCCTGATCTTTGATCGGTGTGGCGGTCAAGAGAACGACTTTACAGTCTTGTACGTTGTGCAGGAATTCGTGGATATTGTTATAGGTACTTCCGTCGTCATCAGAGGAAGTATCTCGTAGGTTATGTGCCTCGTCAATAATGATCAGATGGTTGGCATAGTTTTTTAGAAAGGCTTCTTTCGAGATGGTAGTCTGGAACTGTTTGGCAAAGACTTGAAAGGTGTTGAACTCGTAGTGGGCAGAGATCAGCTTATTGGTACGCCGTACGAGTTCCATCTCTGTGAGAGGTCGGAGGGCGGACTGTGGGGGTAAGTACTCTCCCTTGGTCATGACGTAGACGAGCTCGTTCTTAAAGTTTTGGATAAAGGTTTTACTACGAACCAGTATCAGGGCTTTCTTAAAGGAAGAGTTCTTGACTCCTTCTGCGATGGCGATTGCGGATCCGGTCTTACCTGTGCCTACAGCGTGCCATAGAAGTATTCCGTTATAGGGTGTGTGACTGGACATGAAGCGCTGTAGAAAGCGTTGGTGTTGTAGTAACTCACCTGTCTGTGGGCGTGGCTCATTGGGTTGTAGAGTAAGTTCTCGAAACTCTTTCTTCTGCTGTATGACAGAAGTAAGCTCGTCGTCGTATATGGAGAAGAGGGGATCTTGTTCGTAGTCTGGATAGGTAGGCAGAAAGTCTTCGAGGTTCATCTTGATTATACCGAGGGAAAATAAAAATTCGTTACTTCAAAGTAATGAATTACAATACCTTTTTACTTGATAAAGTGAGGCTGAATCAGCTGCTGCACGTAAAAGTAGGTCAGAGGCTGCTGAGCCTTGTCACCCGCATAGCCCAGTAGGCTAGCCAGAGCAGAGTCCGGACGGATCTCACGCTTGTTGGCCGGGTTCTGCAACTCGTGACCCTTCACGTAAGAACAGATAGCATTGGTCACTGCGACACGCGACTGCATGCTGTCTACCGGAACACCCATAAAGCGAGCCAGATCCGCTGAGATCTTGACCGGCTTCATCAGACCCGAGTTGTTCAACTTGCTCGGATCCTTCTGAGCAGTCGACTTGTGGCTCTTACGCAACAGACGCGGAACATCAGTCAACAACTTACGAACACGCGACTGCACAGAACGCAGTACCTTACCCGGCTTCTTTAGCTGAGCCTCATCCGCCAAAGCACCCGAGATCAAACCAACTACCTCCTCCAGGTCATGAACTACCGACTCGGCAGTCAACGGCTTACGCTCCTCAGCAGGCTTACGCTGACGCTTCTTCTTCTCCTCCTCCTGTGCCGGTGCTTGAGCAACCTCCTGAACCGGTGCAGCAGGAGCTGGGGCAACTGGAGCCGGGGCTGACTGCTCGGCAGCGACCTCCTGGGTCTTCTTCTGGACAGTCTTCTTAGTGGTCTTGGCGGCAGCGGTGGAAGCAGTGGACGACATTATTGTAAGCTCGGTTTACTCTAAGCAGAATGTTTAAACCACTTTTTCTAATCGTAGGGCAGGGCGATAGATAAAATTTTTTTTTCTAATTCTATGGATTGAACTCTTCCTGATTCTGTACGGATCTCGATTTCAGGTTGGGTCATGTATTTATAGCGTATCTCTTGCGCAAACAAAAACAGTACATCCATCAACCCATTAAAGTCTCGGTTTGGGCCAGACAGCAGTATAAACAACTGATCTTTACGAACTCCATCAAAGTACGCATAGTCTAACACAGGCTTTGGACCAGACTTGATACGATATGGAATCAGCTGTACCGTACCTCCCACAACAGTCTTTAGAAAGAGTGTATTCTTCTCCTTTACCATGCTGATGTCAGAGTAGTGATCCAACTGCCGTCTCTTGTAGACCAGACGTAGTGCATAGTATAGACTCTTCCACCACGAGTGTCCATTGTCTCGATAGCCATTGACTAACTTTTGGAACTTTTGGAGTTTAGTCTTTACGTAATTCACGGTAGTAGTAAGATAAATCCACATTTATCTTACCTCTGTCAGTTTAATTCACTTAACAGTGTTTTTCGATGAGTGATTCTAATCTCTCCATATTATCCTTCATGGTTTTCATACTCGACCTCAGATGAGACATCATCCCTAGTGCCTCCTCCTTCCACTCCTCTCCTCTTGCCCCATACAGATACCTCTGACTTCTACTATGATGCGACTCGTGACCTCCAGAGTGATCCATAGAGTGTACGCCAGAGCGTGAGCTGTGATGAAGGTGAGGGTGCAAGTCGTGACCTCCAGAGTGATCCATAGAGTGTACGCCAGAGCGTGAGCTGTGATGAGGGTGCAAGTCGTGTACTCCAGAGCGGGAGCTATGAGGCGTGTGATAGAGAGAGCGTACAGGCTCTACAAAGTTGACATTCTTCTTTGAGTCTATAGAACGAAATCGGATAGGAGATGCCTTTAGACGTAGGGCATTCTGGCGATCCTCTTCTCTCTGTTTCTCAATCTCTAGTAGACGAGATTCCAACTCTTTGTTACGTCGTTCTGCCTCTTTACGACGCTCATCCTCTCTCGACG